GTATTATAGCCACGCTCAAAATAGGAAAAAACACGCTCATTATTTAATCTACCTTGCTAACTAAGATAGACACATTGGTGCTACCAGTACCAGTAATTGCCCAAAGTTCTTCGCCATCTTGCAAATCCAAAGTAAGTTTGTCATTGTTATCCAACTTCAAACCATTGCTACTAGTAACCCCGGCGTTGCCCACATATAAAGTGCCGGATTCACAATGCAACCTTACATGTCTTGATACATTATCTACATCAATTACTTTTACTCTAGTTGTTGTTACTGCTACTTGTGATGTCACTATCGCCATTTATCTGTTCCTCACTCTGTAATCTTTTACGCCTGAAGCGGTCAAAGTCCTTATGCTGTTTAGCACCTATCCACATCTTGCGTTGGTGTTCCATTTGAACACCTGTATGTGCATATAGTTTATACCCAAAACTCTTAGCCCTAATGCAAAACAGTAAGTCCTCACCGACCCATTCTTTATGCAATGGCATATCCTGATAGAAGCCCCACTTATCACCTTGATGTACCTGGTCGGCTTCTTTAACAAATCTTTCAAACACTGATCTATGGATCAAGATAGCACCTGTACCACATGCATCTATCTCAATTATTGAATCTTCTTCATAGTCATGAATAGCATACAAACCATTATCAGCACCCATCCTGAAGATACAAGGTACAGGTTCTAGGTATAACTCTCCGACTTCCCAACCACCATGCACAACACCTGACACAATAGGCCGCTTATCTTTATCAGCCGCACTGACCAACTTTTTAAAATGATCTACCGTAAACCTTTGATCTGTATCTATCTGCAATAGCCAATCATCTGTGGTTTTTTCTAAGAAGGTTGCCACTACTTGATTGCGTAACCTACTAATAACACCTGAGCCTTGTAATGATATGAACTGACCCAACTGTTTTTGTGATCTTGCTACATCTAAAATGCTTGTCATGAAGTCTGTAACTACATGTCCAGGTGATGTAACACCTATTGTAATTTTCTCTGTATCTTTCATATAGACATCCACCCTTCATATTGAGCATTTGGGTTATCAATATGCCACTGCTCTTTTAACTTGTTCTGATGATCCCAATCTACTTCATTGGTAGGTAATCCACAGTAATGACACAATGCTGTATGCAAGGTTTTATAGATATGTTGGCAATATGGCACTAATGCCAGTTTTTCTGTAAATAATGATCCCAAGCGGCACATGCATTGGGTACATTATTGGCCTTATCAACCCAACCATAACGGTTGCCAATATATTTTTTACCCCATTCAATCTGTTTAATTCCATTAACGGTAGCAAGATATTTAGACCTACCCTGGGGTATTCCATAATGACTACCATTCCGCGCCTTTGGGTTAAAATTTGATTCCTTTTGATAAAGATCAATAAGGCAATGGGTCTGATCTATATTATTTAATGTCATTAAAATGTATTGCTTGTAATGCGTAGGTTTGTAATTTGAATCAGATAATCCTGTATCAACCAATAATGTGTTAAAAACACATAAAGTTATCCCAAATAGCCAGCACCTTGCGAACCTACCCCTGCGGGGTTCGCATTTTTGGCCTTTAAGCCAAATGCTAAGGCGTGAGCCTAGCACACTATTCAAAACCATATTAGCGTAACTCCTAAATCTATCTCACTATATGAGATGTGATCTACACCACTAACTTAGTTTTTTTTGTGTTCTAGTAATTAAATAACAAACATAACAAGATTGATCGGGCATAATCCAGTTACCACATTTACATCTGATTGGTTCGCTCATTGGCTCTCTCTAACAATAGATCAACCATTTCTATAAATGGTCGGCAGTGTCGCTTCTTTGTCATATAAAAGCGTTCCTCAATTTCCCTGTCTGCATCAAAGTATGTTCTGATTGTCCAATCATACTTTGTAGCGGTAGGTATAACAAAGATTCCCTGGGTAATTTGGCTAATCATTACATAGGCAAAAGGCTTAATTATCTTGCTATCAAAGCCACTTACCGTATCAATCATCACCGGATTAAATGGGAAATCATCAGCATTGGTAAAAGATCGGCTACTACTTTTAATTTCTAAAACTAGGCCATCAACTATTACATCCTTCTCATTTAAGGTTTTATCCCTAATCTGATCATGGGTTGTAGCAATTGAAAACTCAGGTACATCTACCTTTGGCACACCAAAATGTTGCAGTAGATCGGCTATGTACAGGTTATAGCCATGACCCTCACGCATAGCCTTGTGATAATCAAATTTAGCCATGATTTTTATACTCAATGTGATTCACGCATCCACAACCGGCGCACTTGCGTACGCCATTCATGTTTAGCATCCTGGGATCATTACACCATTCACAGCATTGACTCAATGGCACAATATCAAACTCAATACCGTTATCTGTAAATGTTGCTTTAATTCCATGCTTATCAATCATTTCCATATCACCCATGATTACCCCCTGGGTAATACCATTTACCGGTTTCCTTACTCATTGTTGCCCATTTAGCATCACAACCTTTTGCACACACATATCCATAAAACGGTGTTCCCCGCCCCTTTGATATGCCTGTTTTAAGTTGCATCTCACCATGTTGGCAACTTTGTACCGCCGGTACATCAGTAGCCAATGCATCAATTACCTGTTCAACACTCATAGGTACTGGATTTTCATCATACTTTTTTTCTTCTACAAATTGATGGCGCATAACTCTTTCCATCAAGGCTGACTTACTACCAGGCTGACCGTAGATCGCCTTTGTAGGGGCTATGGGTTCAGATGGCCTAGACAATAAATCTGAATCTAAAGAATCAGTAGGGGTTACTGCCCAAGATTGCCGGGCTTTAGCCGCCATCACCTCTTGCTTAGATGCAACGCGCTTTGTAGCAGATTTCATGGCCGCAACTATCGCTCTACCCCATGCACTTGTTTCACATATCATAAGTTCACTACCGGCGGTCATGCCCTTACCTGGTATTTGTTCCCAAGCAACTGCAACACCTGGCCTTACATCATGGGGATCACGGTAACAAGCGGCGGTATAAACCACATAGGTTTTACCTTCAACCTGCACAATGTCATAAGGCTTATTAGGGTTGTAAGGTTGCAGTGATGCTTCAGGATATGTTTCTTTTAGTTGGGCTATACGCTCAGCCACATCAACATAATCATTCATGTTCATTATCTGTTTTCCCTATCCCACAGATTTACAACCTTTTCCATCAGGTATTCATTATCTGCTTCAAGCATCTTTTGGCGCATTGATGGGTGAGTTCTTACAGTAAATTTCTCTACCTTTACATTGGTTTGTTTTGTATCGGCAGTACCGCGTTTGTAACCACTCTTAAACCCTTTGTCATAGCCATTCTCAACGGCCACAATCCATGTAACACCAATCAATAGTGCTACCAGCGTAAACAAGGTAATTGTTACCAACCACCCATATATCTCATAGTTCATATTTCACCGCTTCCTTGAACTTGTCTAACCAATAGGCTTCAACCATTTTGGCTGATAACCTTCCTCTAACCTGCCTTGCGCCTATTGCTTTTTTGGCGTGTTTGCGGATTAAAGAAGCCTTGACAAAATGCTTACGCTTTTCATCTACATAAGCACCTGATTCTTTGTCATATTTGACTAATTCCAACTCATTACCTTTTCTAATTCATCCGGCAACTCAACCGGATCAACATCATTTATGACCTGATAAACAGTGCCATTTGGATGTATAGATGGTGGTAACACAACATAGCCTTTGTGTTTAATATCTATACCTGGTATTACCTTGCCTTTGAATTGCTTTGTTTTATCGGCAAGATAATAGAAGTGATAGCCGTTATCTGTTTTAACTGTATGCGTATTAGATGCTACACATATCCGGCGATAAGATTCCCATAGAACCCTGGATGCAATATTGCGTATATCAAAATCTAAAACTACAAGATTTGATTGCACAATTGCTAAACCAATATTTAATTCAGAATCATTTTTAAACCATTTTTTAACAGTTAATTTATCACTACTGGCATCAAGATAACCGTGGCGTAAAAACTTGCATGGCTCTTTAGATTGTGGCTTTAATGGCAAAACCCACCAACCCTTTTCTGCATAGGCTACGGCGTTCATGCGTTTACCCATGAGCCAGCATAATTAGTTGTAAAGCAATATTGACCCATAGCATTGTCATAAGAAATGCTGTAATCAAATCGGTTTTGTTTTAAAAATTCGGTAGCCAACACAACTGATGCATAATTTTCTACCCAATAAATAAACTGATGCGACCAACAGATCGTATCTTCAAATCGGTTTTTTTGTTGTAACCAATCTGTGTTAGTACCCCATTCCATTTGGGCTTCTGTTAAACCTTCAAATTGATTCTTTGTAAGTTTCATTATTTGGCCTTAGCATCTAATGATGACCAACACCATGAACAAAAACCTAATCTAGTTTTGGTTGGATTTGGTTTTGATAATCTAAGATCATTGCAATAATTATTATTATCACAAATCTGTAATGCAACATCTGTGCCTGTAAAATTTGTAACTTCACTAAGTAACATATTAACCCTTCCTGGTCAATTGCGTTTACAAATGCAATTAAACACTAAGGGGCTGACAAATGCAATTACCCAGTACGGCGTGTTATGTGATCTACCTCACCCAAAGGCTTTACCCATAGCCGTAAATGACCCATCAACATTAAATGGAATCATCTCTGTGCTTACATTGCCACGCTTGATATGGATGATGACCGCACCGGCCTGCCAATTGGCGTATCCTCGCGTGTAGGACATCTTCTTTAAATCACATGTATGACCTACCTCAACACCTACTAAAACCCTCTGTAATCGGCCATTAAAGGCTTCTGAGTGGCATGTGTAGCCCAATCTGTGGGTGTGTCCTGAAATTACTGAAAATCCCCAGCGTTTACTAAGGTTCAACGCGGTTTGACCGGCAATATTAGATATGACCCCTTCATCCCCATGACACAGTACAAAGTTAGTACCTGGGATTGGATAAGGTTGTTTTGCGTAATGGATGCCAAGATCATCAAAGCCCATGAAGTTTGCATATTGCAATTCAGGTAATCCCATTAAACCGGGTATGCGTTGTATTGCTTTGTACAACCTATCTGAATGATTTGATCTACTAACTACATCTGTTTTTAAATCAAATAAAATATCCTGGCAGGTAGCCCGATCTTCATCTAGGGTTTGCATAAATGATTCTGCCTTGCCGTCTGCAAATCTTGAAATGGTATTAAAATCCATTTCATCACCAACATTTAAAACTAAATCAAACTTAAAGGCATTGACCAATTTCTTTAAATTGATGACCGCTTCAGAAAAATGAAATGGTACTTGCAGATCACTGACTACAAGGTAGCGGGCATTAAATGACTTGTCGCGCTTAATCTTCATCCTCATCATCTGTTGGATCAATGCGGGGAACTATCTCATTTGGTTTATTGTCTGTGATCCAATCAGGTATTGATACACCCGGCTCAGTAATTAACCAGTAAGCAATTTCGTTTGAAAACCCGGCGGCTTTGGCGGCGCGGTACATCTCATTGAGAGTTACATAATGAGTTTCAAGTTTATTTAATTGCTCAGCCTTACGCGGCGCACGCCTTCTACGCTTTATAGTTTTATTAGTTTTTTTAGTGGCCATAGTAGGTCAATTTTAGATCATACAAGGCCGCGAACAGCACGCTCAACACCTTCTTCAAGGCTAATTTTTGGGGTGTAGTAATCGCTCATCATGCTGGGATCACCTACCCGGTAGGCCACACCCGCCGGTTTATCGGTTAAAAACTTAAATCGCTTAGCAGGTGTCTTTTCATATCCCAGGACTTTCAAGGCTATTTGTGCCAATTCCATAAATGTAGTTGCCCGGCCTGTACACAGATTGATTGTTTGATTGCAATTGTTTTGAACCATAGTTAATACCGCTTCTACTATGTCATCAATGTGTATAAAATCCCTAGTAGTAGTTGCCTTACCCCAAATGTTAAAAGGGTTAGCGTTCATAATTGCGCGTTCAATAATTGATGGAAATGGATAATCTAAATCCTGATCTGTACCATAACCGCTAAATGGTCTAAGAGTTAAGACCTGTGCGCCTTCTTCACGCAAGTAATTCATGAGCATTTCACCGGTAAGTTTTGACCAGCCATAAGTCATATCCGGCTTACCTATTTTATTAAAGTTAATATCTTTTTCTTTTAACTTCTTCTTCTTAGATAATGTTTGTAGTTCAATTGGATAAGCGGCTGATGATGAAAAATAAACAAGATACGGTTGTTTAGTTCTCATTGCCCAAGATGCAAACTCAGCATCAATGGCTAGATCAACCGCTAAGGCTAACGGTTCATTTTCTATAAGCATCCGGCCACCGACTACCGCGGCCAAATGAATTACAAGATCATATTGCTTCTTTTCTAATGCAAAAAATTTACGGCAATCAACACCTTGTTTAAGATCAACTAAGGTTAAATTGGCATTAGGCAACGCACGCCTAAAGGCTCTACCTACAAAACCATGTGATCCGGTTATTAGTATGTTCATTATTGCCACAAATTGTAAAGGTTAGGCCTAATACCACCAACTAAATCTGATTCATATTTACCCTGGCCAATCAAACCCGGTTCAATAACATATCTATTCAAATTACTGCTCATAGCATTTAATTCTAAATCAGCAAAATTTTTACCTTTAAATCCATTTAATAATATAGGCACACAAGTCATTTTTATTGCGGTTGCATGGCCACCATAGGATTCATGTACTTTTTGTATTTTATCTGTAATTGGTGTTGATGAAATCAAATGATCCCCAAAACTAACCGTATCCCAATCATCAGGTATCAGCGGCCACACTTCATCCAACTTAGTTTCAAAATCATTTACAAATTCACAATCATCATCTAGCAATAATATTTGTTTGTAATTTTTGTATTGAGCATAAAGCAATCTATTGATACCGTTCATAACATTACAAAAAATTGGGGTCATGTCAGTGCCGCGATCATCAATCGCTGGCCATCTTTTCCAAGTTACTTGTAAAGAATCTAATTGATGCGTTATTGCCGCCAATCGGTCAGGCCGTCTATCTAAATTTACAACAATAATTGCATCAAACAAATCATTTAATTTCATTTTAGTTTGTTTACCAAATCAGCGTATTCTGCCGATCTAACATATTGTTGCAATGTCAATAAATCTTGTTCATACCATAAAGGTTGATTAACTCTTTCGTACCCTTCATCCGGTTCTGCCTTACCTGCCGCCGGATGTAAATGCTCAATTATTACATCAGGTAAATACTTTAAACATTGTAAATCAATTCCTAGTTCTTTGACAAAATTATCAAAATATAAATGAAGGCATCCTGGAAATGTCATACCTCTCAGTTCATCCACAATTTCTCTATTCATTGCAAACGCTGTTGGTAAATTCTCACCTCTAAACAAATCATTACCATAGGCAATGCCTGTATCCATCTTTAACGCTTGAATAAAGGCTTTATCCCAACCCTGGGTTCTAGGAAGATGATCATCACCCATGAAAACAAAATAATCATATAAAGGATATTTAACAATATCCAAAAGAAGAACCGCACCGGTATTAAGAGATTTAGCACAACCACCTGTTTTATTATCTGCCGGTAGTTTTTTATAGTTTTCACTTTTGGCGTACTCATTCCATTTAGGATCATCATTATCTATAATTACATATAGGTCGGCTTCTGCACCGGTATCCTTAAAAGCCTGGGCTAATCTTTCGGCATTTTCAGGCCTACCCCTACTAGGTACAACCACGCACATCTTCATGGCCATAGGGTAGGGGATGCGGCTGACTTACTTCTTAGATATGAGAATTTGGTACAGCGTGTCTAACTTTTCTTCTATGCGTGCAACACGGCCTTCTAGGTTATGGCCACCGTTGCCATCAGGTTTTAACTCACTTAGATAATGCTTAACTAACCAACGCACAGAAGCAATAAATGATGCAATTATTGTAACAAGAGATACAACTAATGCCATCTGCTCGTTTGCGTTCATTAACTGTTAATCCCAAATTTATCATCCGCAGGATCAAGATAGCGGATTAAAGGTGCGACTAAAGCACCGGCCAAGATTGCATATTCAGGTTTAACATCTGCAACCAAAGCCAACAAAGTTGTAACTGTTGCCGCCGCAATGCTTCTTAGATATGACTTGATCACTTCTTTTTGTTTTGTTGTAATTTTCATTCTAATCCTAACTCTTTGATTTTTTGTTCAACTTTATATTGGCTTAATGCTATTTCAAAATGCATATCATCTTTACGCTTTTTGTAATTACCACCCCAATCCAAACCATATTTAGTTATCAGTAGGTTAATTGTATTACGCTGATCCTTATTAAATGTATTTGACTTGCCCAAAGGATGCTTAATTGCATTTAAGTCTATGGCAGTACCGGATGCGTGATTGCTTAGTACCCGATCAGATGATCTAGTCATCCTAAAAGCGTATCCCCAATCATCTAGTTGGCCTTCATTTATTGGCTCAACTGATTCATGAAATTCTTTACAAAAATTTAATAACAAAGGCGCAACGGCTTTTGCACAGGTAATCTTAGTTTTAGTGCCAGGTATAACAAAAGATTGAATACCTATGGCTTGCCGATCCTCACTAGCCGGCCATCCATTTGGGCTAGTGAGTTCTCTAATTATTGCCACAATTTTAATGCACTATTTTTTAAGATTGTGCTACAAACCCAGGGCTTGTAAATCCTCAACAGTTAAACCAAGTACTGCAAGTTTTGCCTGTGCTGTTTCTTTTGCATCTGCTTTTGCTTTTGTTTCGGCTTCTAGTATTGCTAAAGCCTCTTGATCTGCCTCATATTGGGCAAACTCAGCGTTAGTCATTTCCCTATCAACAACCTCATCTGTATCTAAATCAACAAATCTAATCATAGGTTTTGTCATTTTAACTCTCTCCAAATATTCTAACTGATCCAGCACTAAAAGTTCCAACAGATACTACAAACTTTATTGCTGAAATTGCGCTTGTATTCTTATATTGTCCGCCAGCATAATCAGCGGCTCGCCTATTACTATCATCTTTATATCCTGCAACAAGAGTAAAGTTTTTGTTAAAAGTGGTTGAAGCAGCATCATAAATTGTAAAAACAAAATTGTTGTTAGTATCACTTGTGTTCAAATTTTGATAAGTTTGCAAATAAGTATCTCCTGCGCCAAAATTATCTGCACCGCTTGCATAACTGCCCATTAAAACATAATCAATCAAAGTAGTTGATGAATTAGGTTGTATGCCTAGTTTAGAAGCATTACTCATTGTGATATTGCTAATGATTGCATAGATGTTTTTATACCCAGTAGATGAAAATGAAACTGTTGTTGAAGCCCCTGATAAAGTAGTTGTGGTACCAATTTGAGTAATACCGCCACCACTAGCAGGTGCAACCCATTTAAGCCCAGTTGCCTCTGCACTATCCGCGGTTAAAACTGTGTTGTTAGCACCTACGCCCAGGCGTGTATCACTTGATGCGAATGTATAAAGATCACCTTTAGTAGTTAATGGTGATACTGCCCCTGCTTGTACAAAATCAAAATAGATTGCGGCACTTGCACTTGTAAAGTATAAAACTCCACCATCATATTGCGGCACAATCAAACTGCCGGCTGTATTTACTGTTGCAGTACCCGCCGTAATTGTTACTGATCCAGTTCCCCAGTTTTGAATCGTAACTGTATCGCCGGCTGAAAATAATGCTGTATTAACTGTAATTGTAGTTGCGCTTGTACTACTAACAGATACAACAGTGCCTGCATCAGCCGCTACTAAAGTATAACTTGTAGTTTTAGCAGTAGTTGATCCACCTAACATTGCAGTTTGTTGCAGTGATAGCATTTGTGCGGCTGTAAGAACTTGCCCAACACTAAACGATTGTTTTGCCATTTACCATCTCCTAATAAGCCAAAGAATCTTCATCAAGTTTTCCATCAATGGTAGAGTCTAGCAAAAAACCTACTGCAAAAGGCTGAGCGCAACTAAAAGTAACCATAAAAGATTTAGGTGTTATTTGATAAGTTAAACCGGCTATGACGGAATCAGTAACCACATTACCCGCCGGCAAGGTTTGAGTTACCTCTACTGGGTCAAATATATCTAAATCCAAGGCCGCTATAACCCGGCTAGGGTCATTTGAACCATAGGCATCAACGGTTAGTGAATTTAATTGAATATTAACGCCTTGTTCTTTTCTTGATGCAATAATCATTTGTGCTTGATTTAAGGCATTTAATTCTGTTTGCATAATGCCGCTTCTAACCCGGCTATGCTGAAAATAATCATCAATACTTGCAGAATCAGATGCGGTCTGACCACTCAAACCATTTGGCGTTACAGTTACTTTGTTAATCATTTGATAATCTGAAATATCAAACTCCACTGCCTGATAGGTAATATCACCTGATCCTGGCACATCACTAAACTTTGTAACCGCGCCACCTTCTGCAACTATAATGTCATTGCGGGAATAAAATTTGGCATACCCTCTTTGATCCATCCAAAAAGCCCCCAGGTCTGTACCTTCTACAACCTGGCAAGATGATAATAATGATCTTGATGATCCATCATCCGCTTGCACCGTAGTTGTTGCAGTTGTTGAAATATCGCGCATACCACCTGGCCACTCTCCGGCATCCAACAAACTTGAAATTCTTTGTGCCGTAGTTTGTCCGGCTGTGCCGCCACTTACAGATGTGATGGTTGTTAGATTTAATAATTGGAATCCATCTACGCAAGATAATGTTACATAGGCTGGATCAAATCCAGTAGGGCTTTGGTAATTCCATTCTTGTACATAAAAAGAACCCAGGTTATAGGTTGTGCCTAAATATGTGGCTGTAAAGCGAATCTTACGCATTGGTTTAATTTTGCCGTATAAACTTGATCCAGTATTGGCCGGGTTAAATTGACCTGTTTCATCAACAAAAGTTATGCGTGCTGTGCCGCCTGTGAAAGAATCAGATGATCTGTTAAACGCACGGCGTATGTAGCATTGAGTTACATAAGGTGTTATATCAACAATATCCGCCGCCGCCGTACCTAAAATGGCTACATCAAGTGGGGTTGCCGGATCATCCAAAACTAGGGCTGGATCAAAACTTGCGCCATTGCTAAAATCAATTTCTGCACTAAATATTGCGGCTGGCATTATCTACCTAAGTTAGTTAATTGAGTAACCGCACCTGATCTGTTCAAGTTGTATAACGCATCTTGAATTACAGATTGCAATTGACCTTCTGAAATAACCGATCCAGCCACATTTACATTTACAGTTGTGCCAAATCCACCCATTCTGTCTAATGGTATTACTGCTTCTGATCCGGCTTCACCTATTAAAGCGGCAGTAGGTTTAGTAATAATACCGCCTTCTGCCATTGGGAATAAATCATTTGGCAATACTCTTTTACCTCTGCCAGTTAATTCACCTGTTGATGTAAATAATGATGGCATTTCTCTAGCAGTATCGCCTTCAATAATTTTACCCGCCTGGTTTACTTTATCTTGTAAGGTTAATATGGTTTGTTGAGCCGCTTGCAATTGTGCAACATTCTGAGATAGCGGTGTGAAAGCGTTTTGTGATACTGATGTGCCAATTTTTTGATTGTTAATTTCCTTCATCAATGAAAGCATTTGTTGTAATTCTGAATTAGCGGCAAACAATTTTTGAATATAAATCAAAACTTCTGAATTAGTCATGCCCCATTTTTTAGCCAACATCTCAACTTCTTCAGTTGTAATTTGTCCATCATCAATCACCTTTAATACATCTGCATATCTTTGTGCTTCATTAACTGCGGCAACTGTACCTTCAGCCAATTTTTGCATAATCTTTACACGCGCTTCATCTTCTAACGAAAGTTTGCGTGTTAAAGCCGCTTGTAAGTTAATCTTATTAATATCAAACATTGCTTGCAGATCAGCCTTCTTTTTCTCCAAAGCGGCTTGTGCGTCTTTTTCTTTTGTTAATTGTTTTTCCCTTTTTAATATATCGGCTTGTATTTTTCTTAATAACTCATCTTGTGTTAATTTCTTTTTACCGTATTTTGCTTGTAATTCCAAAGCATCAATTGTTTGTTGAGATAACCCTAAATAACCTTTGGCTTGTAAATATTGTTTTTGTCTGACTTTAAAACCTTCTGTACCTAAATCTTCAAAAGTTGTATTTAATGCTGACAGAAAACCTTTTTCACTTACAGTTTTGCCAAAGCCAATTAAAACATCTCCTACACCTGCACCAATAGATTCTAATACTAGGCCAAATGTTTTCAAATTATCTGTGCCAGTAACAATGTATGATGACATTGTTAGAAATCCAATACCAACGGATTCTGTTGCCTCGCCACCACTAATTTTAAATGCTTTAATTTGTCCTTCTAAAGTATCTGTTGATTTTTCAGCCGCACCCGCATAAGTATCTAATTTCTGCATTAACTCCACAAAGCCAATTGATTTTGCTTCTGCGGCTGTGAAACCAACACCTAAATTGCCAATAGATTTGTAATTACCCACTGCCGCCTTATTTATTGCATCAAGCACACTATTTAAATCTGCACCTGTGCCGGCTGAAATATCTAATGCTTTACCCAATAAATATTGAGATGATTCTAAATCACCGGTTTGTGCAATAAGTTGCCGCAAGGCTGGCACTAATTGTTCTTCTGTTATATTTGAAGCGCGTTGTAAATCTTCAACAAACATTTTTACATCAGGTAACAAACCTTCTTTACCAATACTTTGTAAAGTTAATTGTAATTGTTTATCTAATCTTTCTTGTGCCAAAGCCGCACTGATTGATTTTTTAGCGAACAAGGCTAACCCAGCCGCCGCCGCTATTGCCCCGGTTTTAGCAAAAGCACTTAATCTAAATGAACCTCTTGCAATTGTCCTATCAAAACCCTTTAATTCTTTTGTGGCACGCTCTAAACCTTTTTTATCAAATTTGGTTAGGAAGTTAATTGCAACATATTGACTTAATGCCATCTCAACCCCTAAATTCTTTACCTAGATACTTTTTAAGTACACCGTATAGATTAGCATTTACCTGTTCACCTAATTGATATGATGCCCGATAAATCAATCTTTTTTCTTTGTACGCGCTAGAGTTTGCAGTGCCTTGCAGTTTGCCAATAAAAGATTCACTAGCATTTCTGTTACGGCTGACACGCCTTGTTCTACTCTTTGATCTTGATGTACCAAAACCTGCTAATTCATAAATTATACCTGGTACAGATTTATTTACTATGGCTAAAGCGGTTACTGAAAATGTTGTGCCTTTAACTCTTTGTACTTTACTTTTAGCCGTGCTTACTCTTATGCCGCGTATAACTTCTGTTTGCGACCATTTCCAGCGGCTTCTTTTATTATCGCCAATAGTTCTACCACGGTGAACATTGTCATTAGCCCAACCCCATTGTGGTGGATAGTTAGGTTCAACATCACGCCAACCTGGAAACGGTGAGTGTGGTACAAAACTCTGTGCTAATTTAGCAACAGGCTTTACTGCCTTGCTTAATTCCCTTCTAAATTCTTTTTGTAAATCAGGATCAACCTTTTTCATTTTTTCAAGAAGTTCAGTTAAATTTTCAACATAGATTGATGGCACTGCCGCCAATGATCTAGTACGGCCAGGAAGTTCTGAGTATCTTGGTTTGATCATTACTTCCGCCTAACTGTTGCCTTCTTGTTATTGTAATATTTTTCTTGCAAGATGGCTTTTATTGCTAAGTAAATCGCTGGATCAACCTCTAGTAAATCTTTAGGGCTGATACCGGTTGCAACCGCCACAGATGCGATTTCGTAGATTTGGCCGTGGCGGTCTATCCATTTTTTGAATCATACAATAAATCAATATCTGAATACTGATTGATGTAATCATCACCAAAGGCTAAATCTGTTTTACCGGCATCTTTTTCTAGTCGCCAAGCAAACCACCACAAATCACTTTCCATTTGTAGTTCACCTAATCTCTTACGCCAACCTGTTTTAAATTCGGCTTCAAAAGCCACTTTTGCAGATGGCGTAAGATCATAGGTAATTTTTTTACCGTCTTTTTTAACAATCTCAATCTTGTGCATTTCCCCACCTTTTTTCTATTACGCGCTTGTTGATTTTGTTAATGCAGTTACAGGAATTGACACAGAAACGCTTGCTACCGCATCCACAGCACCGTTAATCGGTGTCCAGGATGAGATTAAGCATGACATTGTGTAACTTGGATTGGTAGCAGATACAGTGCCGGATACTGGAATTAACTTGATGTTAAGTTTTGTACCTAGTGCATCTTCAAACAATGAGTTCACAGATGATGAAGCGAAATCATTGTACAGTTCAAGATTTAGTGTCGGGCGTTCAATCCCGCCTATCATGTTCTGTACTGTGTCATTCATTGCGGTAATTTCTACCTGATCAATCTCGCGTGCAAGACTTACAGTGCTGACATGATCAGTAATGGTAGTAGTACCCACAACAACTGAAACTTTATTACCCATAAATATGGCCATATTTTTCCTCTCTTACTAACCTATCAATTCAACCGAATATTGATAACTTAGGTAATCAATATTAGCGGATGTAATTGTACCAGGGCTTGCAGACACAACCCTGAGTGTTTGTACAGCACCGCTTAATGTTTTATCAGCCTCAATTGCGGTTTTAATTGAAGTTGAACCGGATGATGCAAGTAGCCCATCCAATCTTGATTGTCCATCTTTTTCGCTCATTCTACCAACTACAACAATTACCTGACATGTTGCAGAATCAAATCCTCTGTTTAATGTAAAATCATAATTTATGCTTAATTGGCCAACTATTGCAAAAGCATTGTTGGTTGGGATATTTGTAGAATCAGGTACATAATCAAAAACACGCATACCGGTAATTGTGCTTAATGCGGTTTTTAAATTAGTTCTAACCGTACTAGGAATCATGCAATAACTTCTTTTTTATACGCTCTGACCATTGTGGTTACATCTCTACCAATTGGCGACATTCTAACAACGCCTAAATCACCTAATCCTAAGATTCCACCGGGCGCATCTTTACGCTTGTATAGGTCGGCAGTTAATATTAAACAGGCCATATTTAGATCATCCGGCACTGATGGCCAACCCCATCTTGCAGTTACTTGCACGCCTGGGCGTAATCCATTTGATGTTAGGCCTGGAAATATCGGCCATGATTCCGTGTTAGATACCATTGTTAATTGTGTAAAAGGCCTATTTAAAGATTGTGAAGTTAATGGGTCTAAAATGTAATCTGTGTTCAATGTTAATGTTTTAGAATATGTGCCGTTACCATTTTCATCTATTGCTACAACTAAATTACTTGTAGTACCAATATCATCTACAAAAACAAAAATATTAGAGTATGCACGGTAAAGCCGTGCTGATGCGGTGGCATCTAAATAAAATCTGCGGTTAGCAATCCGATCAATTGACCTAGATGCTGATTCAACTAAATTTTCTAAAAGATCATTATCAGTATTATCTGATATAGACATGTAAGCCTTGATCTCAGCCAATGTTGCATATCCATTTGTTATAGCCATGATTGGTATCCAAATTCTGTACTGTCCTGGAACATTAGACAAACTCCATTCTTTAAATACCAATCATAGTTAGAATCCAGGCCACAGGAAGGGTTGCGGCCTGGAAACTTATTTTTTACTTAAAACGAAGGACTAGCCAAGCCAGTTCCGTTTATTTGTGCAATTGCGCCTGGGTATCTCAAACTTGTGAAGGCTGACATTCCAAACATAACAATGTTGATTGCAACCTTGCCGTTTGGCTCTTCAAACTTAACATAAGTAGGTGAACCGGCTTCTTCCCAAAGATGACACTCATTAAGATCAACCACAAAGATTGTATCTTGATTTGTGCCTGTACCGATATTTGTTGCAATGTTGGCATCTGTAATAATTGGTAAACCAAGTATTGAATAGCCGCTATTGCCGTACGGTGGTGTACCTGCGCCTGTACCCATTGCGTTCTGTGGGTTGTATGCGTTTGGTACTACAAGTGGGCGATTTGAACCATCTACTCCAGCCAATAGGAAACCTAAGCGGCGTGGGTGCATGATGATCGCATTTGGATTAGCATAAATTGTTGATTGAATTTGCTGGATGCTATCGGCAATCTTAGGATACAAGCCCGCCACAGTTCCTGTGGTCGCTGTGTAAGTAACCAAGATTCCTGTTGTCATGCTCTTTAGACCTAATGGTTGTCCATTTGATCCTGATCCATTTAGAAGCGCATCATCAAGTTTTGTGTGATAAGCGCGTAACAAGTCTGCTAATACAATGTTTTCAATGTTGTATCCGCGTAGTAGTGCTTGCTTTGAGATGCTGTTTTGTCCAGCAATTGTGTTCACATTTACTG